GGAGCCGGTGCTGAACAGACCGGACGTGTACGTCGATGAGAAGAGAATTGCAAGAGGCCTTAGCCTGCAAAAGTATTTCCCGTTCAAACTCGTGCCCTGGGAGACGTTCCAGTTCGCCATCATGGCGGGCGTTTTCCTGCGAGACCCGCAGGCCCCCTATGATGACATATACTTCGACAAATTCTGGAACATGATCGGGCGCGGAGCCGGGAAGAATGGATTCATCGATTTTGTGGCATTCTGGATGATTTCACCGATACACGGCGTGAAGGGTTACAACGTCGACCTGATCGCGAACGGAGAAGATCAGGCTGCCACATCCATCAAGGACGTCGGCGAGTTCATCACGGATCCGGTGGAAAGCAGATACAAACGGAATCTCGAATCGAATTTCAAAGTCTACGCTGAAAAAGTAGTAGGCAAGAAAATGAGTGCAGAGTTCCGCCTGAACACGACCAGCGTCAAGAACAAGGATTCCAAACGGACCGGATGTGTCATCTACGATGAGAAACACCAGTATGAGGACACGCGGAACATGAACACGCTCCGATCCGGTAAGGGAAAGATCAAGTGGGCGCGGGAGCTGACGTTCTCGACAGACGGTCATATCCGTGGTGCGGTCCTGGATAACGAGAAGAGCCAGATGGAAGTCATCCTCAGGGAATACAATCCGCAGAACCGGACGTTCCCGAACTGGTTCCGCATAGAAGCCGAGGAAGAATGGTCGGACATTCACAAGATCGTGAAGGCGAACCCGTCCATCCTGTATCCTTCGTTCACATCTCTCCGGAAGACGATAGAGGCGGAGATACAGGAGATGCCGTTCACTCCGGACTACTATCCGGAGTTCCTGGCAAAACGCTGCAATTTCCCGATCAGCGATCCGGAGAAAGCGGTTGCCGAATGGAACGACATCATTCAGACGAAAAAAGAGCCGGAGTTCGAGATACGGGACGGAATGGCAGCGGTCGGCGGCGTTGACTTCACGAAAACGAATGACTTCTGCGGATGCGTTCTCCTGTTCCGTGAAGGCAAGAAGATTCACACGATTCATCATACGTTCATATGCGCGAAATCGAAAGATTTGCCGAACATACACGCGCCGATCCGCGAGTGGGTAGCAGCGGGATACTGCACAATCGTTGACGATGTCGAGATAGCTCCGGAGATTCCGGTGGCATGGTTCGAGCAGTACATGTACAAGTACAACATCGTCATGATCGGGATAGACAGTTACCGATACACCTGGCTTAACAAAGCCTTCAAAGCATTCGGGTATGACGCATTTCCGGAGAACAAAGAAGATAAACGGGTGTATCTGGTGTGGTCGTCGGATGAGGCGCAGGCCGCTCCGCATATATCGAGTGCGCTGATCAATCACGAGATATCGGGGTGGGATCCTATGATGTGTTGGTATTGCAACAACACGAAGAGGATCATCGACAAAAAGGGAAACACGAGTTACGGGAAGATAGAACCCCGCCTGAGGAAGACGGACGGATTCAAAGCCTTCGTTGCAGGCATGGCCTGCATAGACTTCCTTCCGGAAACGAACAGCTTCCCGGACATCAATTTGAATTTAGCAGTATTTGACGGAGTATAAAGATGCCATCATTCTCAGATTTTTGGAAATTCATACAGGGGAAAATGTTAGGCGGAAAGACCTATCAGGTGACATCCAGCGACGTCGACGAGTATGTCAAGGCTTCAAAAAAGTGGAACGAGCTCGCACAGTACAAGTTCGCGGTACACACTGGCATCAACATCATTGCAAATGCTCTCAGTTCCTGTGAAATCAGGACATTCCGCGATTGGAAGGAGATCAGGGAGAGCCAGTATTACACATGGAACTACCAGCCGAACCAGAACGAAAACTCGAATCAGTTCATACATCACCTGGTCGAGAATATGATTCTGAACAATGAGTGCCTTGTCATCCAGACACGGAGAGGTGATCTCCTGATAGCGGACACGTATACTCACGAACACTACGCGATGTATCAGGATGTTTTCCGCGATGTGACAGTGGGACAGAGCACGGACGGGATGGTCACATCACCGTACACGTTCCCGCAGAAATTCAAGATGAGCAACGTACTCTTCTATCGTCTCTCGAACGAGAATGTCCAGAAGCTCCTCATGGAGCTTGTAGCAGAGTACTGTGGACTGATGGAAGTTGCTGTGGATAAATTCATCAAATCAGGCGGGGAACGCGGAATCCTGACCATTGACGCGATGAGTACAACAGCAAATTACGGAACGAAGCCGGACGGAACACCGAGAACGTTCAACGATGTCTACACGGAGCTCATGAACAAGCAGTTCAAGGACTACTTCAAATCGAGCACTGCGGTCCTGCCGCTCTTCAAGGGCTTCCACTACGACCAGAAGACGTCGGAAGCACTCAAGAGGTCAACGTCGGAAATCAAGGATGTATCGGATATCGACGATAAGATACTTGAGAAGGTAGCACAGGCGCTCATGATTCCGCCGCAGATCATGAAGGGAGACGTTGCGGATGTGTCCCAGCTGACAAAGAATCTTCTGACGTTCGGTGTATCGCCGATTGCATCGATCATAGAGACGGAGAACAACCGGAAATCATACGGTGAAGCAGTCCTGACAGGCTCGTTCCAGAAGATTGATACATCCCGTATCATCCACATGACGCCTCAGGAGCTGGCTACAGCGTCAGACAAGATGATTGCATGTGGAGCATGGAACATCGATGACGTAAGAGTAAAGGCCGGTGACGTTCCGCTTATGACGGAATGGTCACAACGGCATGTGATGACAAAGAACTATGCAGATATCACGGACGTGGTAGCAACAAAGGAAGGTGAACAGAATGCCTAAAGAAAATCCGAAACTCATGTTCCGGGCGGAACAGCTGAAGAAGGAGACCGGAGCGACGTACAAGCTCTATGTGTACGACAGTGTGAGGGCAAAAGGCGAATTTGACTGGAACACATGGAAGTACAAAGAGAGCGAGACATCCGCGAAGTACTTCCGCGACAAGTTGGATGAAATTCCGGACGGAAGCACCATTGAACTCCATGTGAACTCTGCCGGCGGCGAGGTCGGCGAAGGCGTGACCATCTACAACCTGCTGAAGCAGAAAGCGGATGCAGGGGCAAAGATTATCGGTTACGTTGACGGCATGGCCTACAGCGTGGCAATGGACATCATCATGGCAGCGGATGAGATTCACATGGGATTAGGGACATCCATGTTCCTGCATAATCCGTGGGCGGCGGTCGCAGGTAACGCAGATCAGCTCCGGAGCATGGCCGAACAGCTCGATACGCTGGCAGCGGCGTCAAGGCAGCTGTACATGGCAAGAGCACAGAATCTCACAGAAGATGAACTGCAAGAGATGATGGACAAGGAGACGATGCTCTCACCGAATGACTGCAAGAAGTACGGATTCTGCGATGTGGTCGGAGTGGGAGACGATGAGCTCCATGAGGATCCTGAGGAAGAGACCGAGGGCGAAGAACCGGAAGACAAAGACACGGTCATCGCACAGCTGAAAGAACAGCTCTTCCGTCAGCAGCAGATCAACCAGATGATGAGACATACCAGAGCGGATATGGGTTCTACGATGATCGCGGCCCTGGAGTCAATAAAGCACAAAGCATAAAGGAGAGAACATATTATGCCGATGATGAACAAAGACCTTATCAACAAAGCATCAACAAAGTATTTCGAAGATCTCTCTGCCGCTCTGAAGAATGGCGACAGCGAGGCAGCGGGCAAGGCTATGCAGGATATGCAGAATGCCATCTGCGAAATGATCGAGAAAGAGTTCGAGCAGTATCACGGAATCAATGACGTGGCAGTCCTTCAGTCGCGCGGCCTGCGTGCACTGACCAGCGAGGAGACAGCCTGGTATCAGAAATTCATCGGGGCGGTCAAGTCCGGCGCAAAACAGGCAATCACAGACCTGACCACAGCTATGCCGGTGACGATCATCGACAGAGTGATCGAGGATATGAGACAGACACACCCGCTCCTTAATGAGCTGGTTATCCAGAACGCGGCAGGAGCCACAAAGCTTGTAGTGAACGGTGTGCAGATGGCGTCGAAGCTTGGCAGCTGGGGAGCGGTAGGATCCGCGATTTCGACACAGCTCACGGGTCAGATCAAAGTCACAGACCTGACAACAGCAAAGTATACCGCTTACTTCCTCATCCCGAAGGACTTCGTAAAGTTCAACTTCTCATTCGCTCCGATGTGGGTAGACCAGTACATCCGGATCATCCTCTCAGAGTCCGTGGCGTACGGCCTTGAAAGCTCTATCATCGCAGGTGACGGCAATGGACAATTCATCGGCATGACGATGGACACAACGACAGTATCGAACAACGCCTACTCACCGAAAACGGCAGTAGCACTCGCTGACTTCGAGGAGTCTTATGCGAACGTCGTTGCAGGTCTCGCGGTAGACGGAAACGGTGACGCAAGAGTCATTCCGGAAGTTCTCCTTGTGGTCAATCCGGTTGACTACATCAAGAAGATTCGCAGAGTGCAGAACGCGATCGTTCCGGGCGTGGGCGTCGTTGACCTGATCAGCAACACATACCCGACAAAGGTCGTTACATCCGTCAAAGTTCCGGTGAACAAGGCTGTCGCAGGTATCGCGAAGAACTACTTCTGCGCGATCAACGGCGGAACGAGCGGCATCATCGAGTACTCCGATGAGTATCAGTTCCTCGAAGACAACCGGGTATATACGACCAGGGTCTATGGCCAGGGCACACCGGTCGACAACACGTCCTTCGTTTATCTCGACATCACCAACGTAGAAGCTCCGGCGCTTCCGGTCAAGGTGAAGGGAACAGTCAAGACGAAAGAACAGACCTGATCTGAGAATGGAAGGAGACGGGCATGATAAAATTCGGTGATAACATCCTGCAGATGGTCAAAGATAATCTGCACATCACCTACACGCCTGACGCCTCGACAGAAAAACGGCTGAAAAACGAGATCGGAGCAGGAATCGAGTACATCAGGAAGTACTGCGATCCTGCCGCCGACTGTAGTCCGGGGACAGAATCCGGAGCACTCCTGTGTGAGTACGTCCTGAGGGCGGAAGCAGGGGCAGCGGATACATTCGGGGAAGATTTCGCTGTGGAAATCACAGGCGCGAAACTTCAGACCGACGTGGACGCATACGCGGAGGCGATGGGATATGTTGAGACGTAATTCTAAATTCATGACATATCCTGACGGCTGGGGAACGTCATGGGTGACGGAAGACAGACGGCTCGTCTCCGTTAGACAGGAAGTGGTGCATTTTAGAGTGCAGACAGTTGGCGCGACGCGATTCTGGCAGGCGATGACAGAAGGCACGAAGATCAGC